TCTTGAGGCGAGATCCCCGCGATCCACGCGGGATACGGGATGTCCAGTTCCTTCATCATACTCCGTTCCCGCGCGCGCTGTACCAGCACCTCTTCCCAATCAAGGCCTTGCTCGGCGGCTTCCTGCTGCAGCGTGGAAATCCCCGCGTCCATGCGGAGCACGGCCCCTTGCGCTTCCTTCACCGGGTCGACCCAGCCGCGCGGTGCGCCGATCCACTTACAGCGCGTCAGAGCGCCGCGCGCTTCCACGAAGTCTGGCGCTCCCGCCGGGAGCGGCAGTTTTGCGATTTCGTAGGCCTCTTCGTGCCAACCGACATAGAGGCCGCGGGCGTAGCCCCGATCGAACCGCGCCCGCCGGCGGCTGACAGTCCGCCACGCGGAGACAAAGCCTGCCCGGGCAGAGCTGTAGTTGGTCTTTGTCCAGTCACGGGTGACCTCTTCCACAGTGGTGCCAAGCGACGCCGCGATCTTGCGGCAGACCGCGTGTGTGAAGGGATCATATTCCGGCCCCGGTTGCGTCGGCCCCATCGCCTTGATCGTTTCGCCCGGGAAGAGCGGCACCATTGTCGCGTTGTTCAGCTTGATAGGCCGATCCCGACGATACTGCGCACGCATGGCCGAATAATTATTCAGCTCGTCCAATTGACCACCCTGAAGCATCTCCTTCAGCCCCTCTTGATCGTAGGGGCTTTCGACGGCGAGGCTATAGACAGCGGCGAGGATCGCCGCCTGCAGGGTTACGGCGTCGAACTTATTCAGCATCTTGAACGTGTTCAAAACCGGCGTGAAAGCCGCGAGACCGCGATGCTGCGTTGTGCGATCGCGGTCGTAATAATGCAGCAGGACGGGGCGGCCCCACTCTGTTTCACGTGGAACAAAATCCCAAATCATACTGTCCACCGACTGATACCAGTCGAAGGCATGGCCGCGCCGGATGTGATAGCCGATCGGCACGCCATCGTCATCAATTTGCACGCCACCGCGGCGATGCCGCGTGTCGATCATCTCGTTCGGGTTCGACAACCGATCTGGATCGATCAGGCGTGTCGTGGTCGCATAGCGTGCCGCACCATATCCCACCCGATCCGGGTGCCACTCCAGGCAGCCGAGCGTGTCGCCATCCACCAGCTGGTGCCTCAACGCCAGCCACATCTGGTCGGCGACGCTGAGTTGCCGCTCGGCGTCGTTGAAGTAAAGCGGATCTTCAGACCAGTCGCGCCATTCACTTTCAACGGCCTGACGGTAGTCTTCGGCCCACTCTGCGTCGAACTGCGGTCCGAAATGACGCTGCAACCAACGCCAGTCCGGCAGCGCAATGAGGCGGTAGGACCCGCCGATGACCTGGTCGAGCGTCGACAGGATCGCGCCGGTCGCCGCGCCGTCGTTGCGCGTGACATCGCGCACGCGGCCGACCATGCGATCACGGTAGACGTTGATCTCATGATCCGGCGAATACGTGATCGGAAACCAGCCCTCGTTCTCCGGCTGGTACCAGCTCGAGGCGTCGTAGGGGAACGCCCATGACGCTTCCCCCGACAGGGCCGCACGTTTTCTTGGCGGCGGCGCCTCCGCAGGCCGGGACACCAGCGGCGTGACACCATCTGCAGCAACCAGGCCCGTCATCAGTAGCTGAACCTGAAGCCGGACCGCGCGCGGTCGCGCAAGCCCAGGCAAGCCTGCAGCTCGCCGATCATTTGGGTAAGCTTACCCACATCCGTCGCCCGGAACTGCGTGTGCTTGGTCCCATTGCCCTCGCCGTAGCTCAGAGTGGCCACCTGCTGGCCCGTTTGCAGTGCAATCAACGCCATCTGCGCATTCGTGAGGGCCTGCTGCAGCGTTGCCACAGGCAAGCCAGCGAAGACGGAACGATTCTGTTCGAACGCCATGCTCAGATCCGATGACGCAGTTCGATTTCACCCGGGACCGTCAGCGCCAGCACCTGGCTTTGCCCAGGCACATACGCCAGCCAACCGAGGCCCAGCAGCCGATCCTGCAGCCGGCCGGCGGCGCCGCGCGCAATGCGACGCAGGTCGCCGCGCGATGCCTGCCGCAGCGCCTTGGTGATCGGATCGGCATTCGTCACGGCAACATTGCCCCCAATGACCGGCCGCCCGGTTGGGCAGGCGGCACATGTGTAACCATCGGCATCGGCTGCGGCGCCGGTTTGGGGGCCGGCACCGGATCTGCGAACATGTCCCGCTGCTGCGTGGCGGTTCGCGCCGCGGCGATCTCGCGTTCGGCTTCCAGTGAGGCCCATTGTGCCGGCGTCAGTGTGCGCCACCCCAACTTCCCCGCCAGCGCCTCGCCATAGACCATGCAGTCGAGCATTTCATTCCGGACCGCGCGCGGCTTGAGCCACTGATAGATGGTGAAGCCTCGCCGGTTGACCACTGCGGTGCGCTTCTCGGACGTTACTTGTTCGAAGTAGTCGTCTTCAAAGCCCGAAGGCAGATCGACGTAGCCCCGGGCATCAGGATCAACGATCCGCAGGAACTTGTAGAGCGCCGCTTTCAGCTGATCGACGCCAACGTTGTAGAAGCGGCCTTGATACTTCACCAGGCGACCATCTCGCCGGCGCTCTTTCCGCACCAGCGCCAAGCTCGGTGCCGAGTCTCCGGACACGCCGCGCACCATCACGACGCGGGTTTTCGGAAATCCTTTCGCCCAGTCGAAGACATCGTCGGTCCAGGCATTCGCATCGATCCCGGTCAGATCGACGCGACGCTTGGATCCGGCCGCTGTCAGCCACGCTCGGTCAACAAGTTCGTTCAGCTCGGCCCGCGCCTCCGGCGTGGACACATGGCCTTCAACGCGCACACGGTCGACAACCCAGCGTCGCAGATCGCGGCCCCAGCCAACCACCACGCCGTCAACGTAATCATCCTGGCAGTCGAGCGTCAGGGTCAGCAGCAGCGCGCCGATTGGCACCACACCACGCTTGCGGCCACCCTTCTCCGCGCGGGTTTTCAGCTCTTCCCAGTCGGGCGCTTCGCCCGGCTGTTCATAAGGCTCACCACCCGTCGTGTTCGTAACGCGCTTCTCATCCGTGGGATCGCCCTTCGCGGCGTGCCAGGCGCGCGCCAGGTTCGCCCAGGATTCGAGCCCGGCATAGGCGGCCCACAGGTGGAAGCTGACCCAGCCCGGCTCCGGATTGGGATTGTGTGGCACCCATTTGCCAGCGGCGACGATCGCGCCCCGGTGTTTCTCCTCAATGATACCGCCGCACTCGGGGCACACGAAAAAAGCGTTGTCGGCATCTTCTTCGACCCGCGCCCTGAACTGATCCCAGTCCAGGGGGTGGAGGTGCCCGCAGTGCGGGCACGGCACGTGTAGATACTCCTGCGTGCCACGGTTGAACGCATCACTGATCCGGCACTTGTGCGTCAGATGCGGCGTCGAAACCTTGAAGATCTTGCCCCACGCAAACGCCTTGGACCGGTCATCGGCAAGGCCTTCCGGATCTCCTTCAGCCAGGTCACCCCACAGCGACAGATCATCCTGCACCTGGCGGCGCGCCGTGATCATGGACAGCGATGCCGCCGAGTTCGCACCCGAGACGATCAGCATGCCGCGTCCGTCCTTGCGCTCCTGCAGCATCAAGCTGGTGCCGCCCTCCTTTGAGGAGCGGCCCTCGAACAGCCTCGCCAGCGCCGGCGTCGCGCGCACCCGCGGCCACCATTTGGTGCGCACCCACCGGTGCGCGTTGGGCTCGGTCGGATGCACGTAAAGGAACGGGCACGGATCGAGGTCCTGCGTGCCGCCGAGAAAAATCTCTGCGACGACCGTCTTGCCGATCTGCGCCGAGCCACGCAGGGCCACCACACGCGCCGGGTGGTCCGGTGATAGCACCTCCAGTATCCGCCGGTAGGGCGGGAAGCGGTCAGGGTCGTATGGCCCTGGGAAAGGGCTCTCGCTGCCGAAGCGCACATTGCGCGCGGCCCAGCTCACCAGGTCGACAGGCGGCGGCGGTTGAAGCCCGCGCGCGATCACATCGGCGACGATCTCAGCGGGATCTGCGAGCCCCTCAAGCTGCACGGTCGTGGTCCGCCTGTTCTGCGCGACGTGCCCGGAAGGCCCGCCACTCGCGGCGCGCGATCTCGACCGACTCGCGGCCCGTCAGCCCCAGCTTGACCGGCAGCTCGACAACGAAAAGCTCCGTCGCCGCAACCAGGTCATCCAGCTCCGATGCCCATGCGCGCCGCGCGTCATCGACACGCATCAGCTCCCCTCGATCGAGGGCGGCACTGCGCTCTTGCTGTTCCAGCGCCAGCGTTTCTTTCCGTAGCCGGATCTGGGCGAGCGTCGCCGCCGTATCGTCTTCCTGGCCCTGCCCTCGCGATGCCGACGCGCCGGCGGCCGGCGCGCCGCGGCCGGGATCCACCGCTACGCCGAGCTGCCTGTCAGCCTCCTCCACGTTGATCTGGCCGTCCTCGGTCAGCGCCGCGCCCGCCAACTGCCCTCGCGCGATCCAGTTGCTGACCGCACTGGTGCCGACGCCACGGTGCGCAGCGAAGGCGCTCTTGCTGATGGCGTCGGTCATGTGAATTCACAATCCCAGAGGGTCACTCAGTCGCGACAAAGCGCGGTGCGAAATACCCGCATGTCGGAAAGGCCAGGAAGGACCCGTGCCACTACCTGCCGACCGCCGTCGCCATCGCTTTGGCGAGACCGGCCGACAGCGCAGGCAGGAACGTTGCGTTGACCCGCGCCGCGACGCGTGCGCCGAAGCCGAAGCGTGGACGATAGCGAGCACGCTCGCGCAGTGCGGCGATCAGCTTCAGCCCGTGGGCAGCGTTGCTCTTTGAGCCGGGCGTGTGGGTGCGTTCCCAAATTCCAAACACCCCGCGAACATGGCCCAGGAAGTAGCGTTTGGGGTCTGCCAACAGGCGGCGCATCGCACCACGCGGGATGTTGCCGTAGGCGTTCAGCTTGGCGTTGACGGGCGTCAGGATCGGGGCGCCGGGGGCGCGGCTAATCGAGCCGCCAGTTTCTTCCAGGCCAAGGACCTTCATCTGCTGGCGCTTGATGAACACCTCCGCTCGCAGGTTGTTCTTGCGGGCGAACGTGTTGCCAACAGCGCGCATGATGAACGGCGTCGGCCGACCCTTGGTGGAGAAAATCGACGGCAACTCTGACGTCAGTTGCCGGTTGGCGCCGCGCGCCGTGGTGTTGATTGCTAGCGCAGTGCCGTAGGGCAATTGGGTACGCTGGAAGTCGTTAAGCGTGCGGGTGAAGCGGTCGAGGTCGCTTCGGATCGAGACGATCGGCATCTAAGCTCCCCCGAAAAAAACAACGCCCGGCGGGTCTAAGACCGGCCGGGCGCACGTTTCGCAAGCATGACTGCGTGACTACGCGATTTTGATCATGGTGATCAAGCCGAAAAATTAAATCTGCGGCGATGGAGTTCAGCCACGATGATACCGATCGCCTCCGCGTGCCACCGCTGCACGGCGCGATAGTCGCAGCCCAGGCGCTCACCGACGGCACGCCAGGACATTTTGTGCCGTTCGGTGATCGGATTGACCAGCAGCCGCGCGCTGACGATGCGCCGCAGCACGTATCGATCCTGCGGAATGAACCGCAGCCAGCTCAAAGCTTCCTCCATACGATCAATACGGTCACTGCTGGGGCGAGGCGCACGCGGCTCGGCCGGTTCCTGGTTATAGGCTTCCCAGAACGACCGGACGACCTCCGGCATGCCACAGCGCATGTGCGTGGTGTGGCCGGTGGATGGAAGCGCCAGCAGCGTCATGCCAGCTTCCTCAAGCCGCGCGATAACGAACCGTTCAACTTCGTCGCTTGTCACACATGTCACAGATGGTGTCACAGACCGAACCCCTTGATCTATCTATCTCTTTCTCTCTGTGTGACTTGTGTGACGTATGAAACAAGAAAGAGAGAGACGTATAGCGGATGATCCTTCTATAGGGCGCTGCAACGCATAGCGTCACAGACGTCACACAGTTGATCTCATTGCGTTTCCGCGTCACACAAGCCGTCACAGAGCGTCACACGCGTCACACCAAAACGTCATCCTCCCGTTCCTCAGGCCCGACGAAGTCGGCTTTCCCCAGCCAGGTGGCGCGCACCGGCACGGAACCGATACGCACCGTGCTGCGATGCGTGCGGGCGGTCGGAAGGCGACGCATTTCATGCTGCCAGCGCTCACCCTCAAATGCGGTGCCGGTGAACAGCCGCTTCAGCTCGGGATTTGAGTTGGCGAACCAGACGCCGTAGTCGTCTGACCCACGCGGGATTGGCCCGCGACGGTCCTTGCAGTGCTGGCAGAAGCACCCATTGATCGGCTTAGGCTCGCCAAACCGCTCACAGCGCAGCACGACGCGGATGCCATAGTGCGTGAGCAGCTCGCGCGCGGCTTCGTCACTGCGGCCCCATGTGCCCTGGTCATCCCGCACCAGCAGATCTCGATCGAGACGCCAGCCGATTTCGATCAGCTTGCCGATCGGCTCGCGCTCAGAGCTACGATGCAGATAGACATGGCTCGACTGCAGGTGCTGCAGCATCCTGCGAGGGCGGCTGTCCTGTTCCATCTCGGCACGGCTGCGGATCAGACCTGGTTCGTCGGCACTCGCGCCGTGCAGCGCGTTGATGGCGATACGCACGCCCCGGTCATCCGGCAGACCTTCCTCGGTCAGAACCCAATAGCCGGCCAGCAACGCGCCCAGATGATCCATCTCCCGCGGCGAGCAGCCGACCTTGCGCAGCCCCTCACGCAAGCGCTCGAGCGCGATGTGATAACGGTCCCACCCCGCCAAGGCACGCCCCCACAACTCAGCCTGATGGGCGCGGGCGAAGGCGATCGTGGCATCATGCGCCGCGCTGTTGTCAGCGCCAGCTTCTGGCGCCAAAGCCTCCAGCAACGTCATGCGACCGAGATGCTGAGGTTCGAGGTCCGGCGGGTTGATGGCGAACATCACAAACGACGCCGCGAGTTCGATACGGCGGCCCTTGCCGTCCAAAGTGCCGCGCGATCCTTGCGTGCCTTCACCACCCGCCGATGTCAGCACCATATCGGCCAACTGACGGCCGGCCGAACGGTTGGCCGTGTCGTTCGTTTCGTCAATGATGATCGGCACCGCGCGGCCGTTCACCGCTTGCTCAATCCCCGGCTTCGTCGTGTCGTTGTCGTAGTGGCATTCCGGCCAGCAGGCGCGGACGGTGCCCAGCAGCTTCGATTTGCCACTGCCGGTGCCCCCCATGACAAAGCCGCTGGGGCGCCAGTCGATCGCGGCGCCGTAGTAGCCATTGCAGACCAGACCGAGGATCGCGACCGGCGCGCCCGGTTCACGCCAGCGCCAGAGATCCCGCAGGCGTGCATGCAATTCCTGCCCGATATTAGCGGGGCACGGGACGCCTGGCCGCGCGGTGGCGTCGCTATAGACGAACACCTGATTACCTTCACGCGTGCCGGCGGGTTCCTGTTGACCGCGCAGCAGCACCATGTCACCGCAATGAACGACCGGGCGGCCATCGGTATCGCGCCAGATCCCCGGCGGCCGCAGACGCATGCGCAGGCCCCAGAAGCCGGCCTCGAAACAGGCGCGCTGCAACGCCGCCACTGCAGTGTTGATGCTGAAATCGATCGTGTGCCAGATGGTCTGCTCGTTGCCATCGGCGTCTTTCTTCGTCTCCGCTTTCTTTTTCGGGAACTGGCGCCGCAGCCAAGCATCATTGCCCCCGAACAGCCCAACCATGTCATGGCGGGCGCCGAGCTGACGGGCGGACATTCCGCGATGCTGGCCGGCGACATCAAGGAAGTGGAACGTTCCGTCGTTGTGACCAAGCGGCAGGATCGGCCAGGGTTCATTATCCTCCCCAACCGGGCGCGTAGGCCCACGCGGCTTGCCCTCGATCACCCGGAACGGCCGATCGCCGCCCATCACTGCCTGACGGATTGATTGCGCGGCCGGATCGCTCATGCGGCACGTTTCCATGCCAGCGCGGCATCGTTGAAATCATTACCCAGCGGGCTACGCACGACGCGCACATTCCGCCCCGCATCCATGTGCTGCTCCACGATCCGCTGGAACCGTTCGCGCGCGACCGGCTTGACGTCATTGTCGCTGGCGAGGATCACGTTGCGGAGCTGGTCCGGCAGCCATACGCCACCAAGATTGCCCTGCGAGACGGCGGCGATCACCCGCAGCTCCGGACAGGCCGCAGCGATCGTCAGGCAGGTTTCAATGCCCTCGCCGATGATCACCGTATCGTCCGCCGGCGCATCCCTCAGCGACTTCCCCGACGGGCCACGGGCGAGGCGGATGCTGCCACCAGGATACATGCCCACCGTCAGCTTCGCATTGGGCACCCGCGCCTTGATCCAATCGCGGCCGACAGGTTCCAACCAGGTGCGATGCGTGGACAGGTGCTTGCCGTCGGCGCCATGGATCGCGGCGACCATTGCCGGCATTGTGCGGCCGCTCGGGCGGTGCGGCAGCCCAGGATGGAACCGCAAGGCACTCGGCACCCGCGCCAGGCACGCCAGATCGATGCAGCGCCCCGCGAGGTACCGTTCCACCGGCGTGCCAAGGATCGATGGTGTCGCTGCCAGCCAGATCGCGGCGGCATAGCGGCGATAACGCTCGGCCGCCGCATCATCGTCCGCCCGCGCGGACACTGGTGTTGCCGTTACGCCACCGTCAGATGCGAGCCGTTCGACGGCGTCAACGAAGCTGAGGCCATCGACGTCCATCGCGAACCGGATGACGTCGCCATGCGCGCCGCATCCGAAACAATGATAGTGGTCGGAATAGACATAGAAGCTGGGCTTGCGTTCGAGATGGAATGGACAGCACCCGCTCAATTGGCGCCCAGCGCGCGCGAGTGGCACGCGGCGCCCAATCACGCCGGCGATCGGCACCCGGATCCGGATGGCATCGAGATCCTCCTGCGTGAAACGGGGCATACCGACGATCAGATCAGGCCGCGCGCCGCCGCGCGTCGGAGGGGACAAAGGGCGGCAGCCCCAGCTCCCGCCGGCGTGCGTTCATTGCGGCCAGGTCGAGCTGATCCTGGTGGCATCCGTGCTCGGCGCCCCATCGCAGAATGGCGTCGTGACTGGCGGGTACGGGCTCGCCCTTCACTTTCGCGTCGCGCATAGCCCTGACCTTCGCCATCTGCATCCTGCGCAGGGCTTCTGGCGACCGCTGCAGCTTCAACCATGCCACCATGCGCAGCACCGTGCGTTCGTCGGCCACAGCGGGCCCCGGCAGCTTGTTCATGGTCGCGAGCACATCGGCCGCACCATCGCCGCGAGGCCACGCCAGCTTCAGGAAATCGATGCGTTCCTGCGTTCGATACAGCGCGCGGCCCCCCCCCCCATGGGACTTCGCAGTAAGTGCCGGCGGCGGGGACGCCGCCGCCGGCGAGTTAAGGGAGGAAACGTCCAAGTGCGCGGCAGGTGCCGCCGGCCCAACCATGGGCCGCTCCGCCGGAACATCCTCCGGCGAAGATCGTGCCGGAGCCGTTGCGGCCAGCGTGCCCAGGAAGGCCTGGAGCAGCGTTTGCAACGGTTCCGGAATCTCTATGTTGAGCGTGATCGCGAGCTGCATGGCGTTCCCCCGTGTGTGCGTCATGTCAGGCCCGGGATGGCGGCCTGATCGCTGTCCGCCGGCGGGACGGGCAGGAAATCAACATGAGGTCTGCCGGCGAAGCCCGTATCGAGGATGAACCAGCCGAAGTTGCCGGTGGTCCCCTTGATGGTGTCACGCGTCCACTCTTCCAGCTTGGGCGCCTTCTCCCCGGGTGGGCACGGCACGCGATAGGTGAAGGCCCAGCAACAGGCGAACGGAACCGACCGCAGCAGCCGCGAATGGGCACCGCCGTTCAGCAGTGTGATCGGCGCGAAGATCGCCGCCTTATGGATCAGCAGGCGCGCGACGTGCCGCATCCAATCATCGATGATCAGGAACGGCGGATTGCAGACGATGTTCGGCATGCCATGGGGCGCGCGGGGATAATCCAGGAAGTTGAAGCGATGGAAGCCCGGCGCGCGTTGCACCAGGTCGGTGCCGACGACGGGGTAGTCGCGCTGCCCGCAGACATAGGGGATCGTGCCGCGGCCGCAGCATGGATCCCAGATACCGCCCTGGAATGTCTCGGCATCGAACAGGTCGTGCACGGCGAACGGCGGCTCTGTGTACCAGTCATGGTCGTTGCGTTTTAGGCCCGACGCGACGGTGTTCCGCTTCTGGCCGTCCATCAGCGCACATTCGGCGGATTGACATACCGCCAGGGCGCTCGCGGCGCCGGACGGCTGTAGCCCTGCAGGGTGAAACCGAGCGCCTGCAGCTTCGGGCCGTCCGGGCCGGGTTTCGCCCAGGTGAAGCCGGTTCCGGTGCGCAGCTGGTGGGCCAGCTGCTCGGCGGGCGGTGGGAAGCCGGTGTAGCGCACCTTGCGCATCAGCCCTCCACTGCCCGGGGCACCAGGCGGTCGGTGCGACCTTGGCCGACGTTGATGATTTGCTCCGCTTCGGTGATCACGCGGCGGATGTCAGCCAGCTCGCACGACAGCTTGATCCGCTCATCGGCCGTCAGGTGATCATGCGACAGGGCCGTGGCCGCGGTGGCGAACAGCGCGGACGCGTCCCGGCCGAACTCCGCCAGCTTCACCGCCAGTTCACCGGCAGCCCGAGGCTCGACCGGCACCAGGGCGTACCCCTGCAGCAGGGCCAGCATCTCGGTCACACGGGGCTGACCAGCGACGCGTTCCGCGTCCAGCACCACATCGACGGGGGCGTAACGGTCGGGGTTGTTGATGTTACCGTATTCGCCGGCCAGGGAGCGTGTGGTGCGTGTACAAGCGGCCACGGCATCGATGCTGCCCAGGTCCCTCACCAGCAATTTCCAGGCCGTCTTCAGGCTGTTCTGGTCAATGGCGCTCATGACTCGCCCTCGGGTTGTTCCGGTGGCAGGATGGCGATCATGGGGTAGGGAGAAGCGGGATGAAGTACGCGGCAGCAATGGTTATCGCGGCGATGGCCGTGGCGGGCGCTTCCAGCGCGCGCGCCGAAATGCCCAACTACGACGTAGAGGGCCATTGCAAGCAGGTGGGCGACGCGGTCGGTGGCTCGGAAGAGATCCGACAAGCCTGCCTGCAGGAGGAACAGGCAGCGTATGACAAGCTGAAGCCGAAATGGGACGGCCTGCCCACCGCGATGAAGAACCATTGCGACCAGGTCGGCCGCGCCGTCGGGGAAAGCTTCGAAATCCTGCAGGCGTGTGTCGAGCAGGAGATTCAGGCCACGAAAGCCAACCAGCAATTCCAATTCAAGCGGTAGTGAGCAGACGCCATGGTTGCGGCACAGCCGCGGGACTGGAGCGGGATCGTTCGCGTCATACCTGCGCCAAGCGAGAAACCCTAACGCGCGAAGAGGACTGTGTCCGCGTGACGGACCGCAACCCCTTGATGCACATCGGTCCGGATGTGGAGAGGTTGAAATCGTCATGCCGTCATGCCGCCCGTTCGCCAGCCGCGTAGAAATCGTTGGGGGTGACGTTCCCCTGCGTTGCCTGTGTGATCCGATCCATGACCTCACGCCGAGGCACGCGGTTGCCGGCGATGTAGCGATGCACAGCCTGCACAGTCACGTCGATCGATGCCGCGAAATCAGGCACCGGGATGCTGTGGTCTGTGAGGTATTGGCGCAGGAGCATGGGCCACAGATCACCGGAATGGTGATTTTACGTCAAGCTCAATTTTCACCAAACTGGCGCTAGCCCTTTTCACCACATTGGCGAACATGGCATATGCCTAATCGCATCAAAGAGTTACGCGAAGCCAGAGGGATGACACTCGACCAGGTGGGCGAGGCTGCGCGCACGAGCGCCCAGCAGATCTCACGGCTGGAAAAGGGAGAGCGCCGCCTTACTGACACCTGGATGCACCGAATCGCAGGTGCTCTGGGCGTCACAGCCGCTGACCTATTGGCGAATGCACCGCCAAATGACGGCGAGTTCGTCAAGAAGCCCGACGAGATCGCACTCCTCAGGTGGTGGCGCCTGCTTATCCCTGCGGAAAAGCGCATGATTGCCGCCTACGCCAGGGACAAAGGGCTCGAAATCCTCATCGACAAGTCGAAGAGAAGGTCGGCCTAAGCCACCTCGGACTCGCGAGTAATCACCAATCTTCACCGACATGACAGCTCCGGCTGATACCAGTCTGCAGTAGGGTCGGGCCCAGAAATCACCATAACGGTGAAATATTCGCTTGACACAGATGTCACCGATTTGGTGAATTGCCGCCCGTCCACCGGGGAGGCCATGTGTTCCGCCATTTCATCTCGTCCATTGCCGATGGTTGGAGCACCCCGCGAACTGCGCGATGCGCCGATGACAAACCTGTGAACCAGGATGCGTCAAGGGCATCCGTTTCATATGCGGTCTGCTTTTCGCGTCAGAAAATCATTATTGCTTCATTAACGGACCCCTACATCCCGCAGAATTCTGCGCTCGCCACACCCTGTTACCACCATGGAAATAATCATCATGCCCCGCAGGCCACTGACCTGGCGCGCGCTGATGGATACAGTCGAGCAGATCGACCAGCGCCTGCGCCGCATCCTCAAAATCCCCCGGTTGCCCGCGACGGCACGGGCCGAGGTCGCCGACACCATCGAGCAGCTCACCGAACCGACCCTGGAGCGAAACGGTCGCCGGGAGCGGCCGCGCGACGCTGGCAGGCGGTAGCCCGATGAGGCCAGCGCACAGCAGGCAGGCAGAGGCCTTCGCGCGTGACAAGCAGGCGATCACCGCCGCCGACCTATTCGGCATGGCGATGTCCGGCACGCTGACCTTCATCTTCATCTGGTGGCTGCGGTTCTGGCTGAGGTGGCTGATCGTCATCGGCTACGCACTCACGGGCGCGCATCACGCCGAACCCGAAACATTTAGGAGCTTTGAGATGACCCAACCCGCACTTCTCGCACTTCCCCCAATTCCCACCGAGCGCCTGGCGCTGCTGGACGGAGCTGTGCTGCAGCATGGATCACACCGCGATAAAGCCGGAAATTGCGCCCGCGAACTGATCCACCTGGTGATGACGGGCGAGAAGTACGATCGGACGCCCGCGTGCCTCACACCCACGATCGCGGTCCTTCCCCGGCTGAACGATGGTGGCTGGCGCAACGATGCGCATCGCACATCGGTCCTGATGCCGTACGTGCGCAAGCTGCTGGCATGCCCACGTGACGACGCTGCTGATGTCCGGCGTTCATTTGCGCTCGCGGATTATGTGTTGCGCACATGCCTTCCTGAGCTGTTGGAGGCGTGGCAGGAGAAGGAATTGGCAACCAAGCTGCGGGGGCTCGCGCCGATCGTGAATTCTACTGGGGCACGGGCCTCGGGGGACATCGCGCGCCGGGCAGGGAGCGTTTTGCGAAAGAAATGGGGCGCCGCCGCCGCCGCCGACGCCGCCGCCGCCGCCGCCGCCGCCGCCTACGCCG